TGTAAAGGGTGGTGGTGCTCACGTCACCTTGACTTTTGAGCAGGCACGTCAGATGATTCACGCATTGCAGTGCGTCGTTGATAACGTCCCAGTACCAGAGGAGGAAGAGGCATGAACAAGCAGGAAATAGACGAGATGATGAGTCATCTCCCGAGCCAGCAAATACCAGAAGAAACCTTGTTTGAAAAGGTTGGAATTGCTATAATGGTTTTGTTGGTTGTGTTTCTTTTGGCGTGGGTTCCAGACTTTGTGTTGACCGAGCAGGAATGCGCACAGCAGGAGTCGAGCGCCTACGTCAAAAACCTTTGCAAAGAATCAACGAAACCTTAATGGTTTCACAATGGTTTCTAAACGTCTTGGACTCGCAGACGCAAAAGCGATGAGGGCGTTGGTGGAATCCCAACACTTACACGCATGGAGATTGTGTTTTGACGCTATGCACACAGCACAGAAAGTCAGCAGTCCCCAGCCGTGTTGGTTGTTAAGCCAGCGTTCGAGGATGTCGATGCGCAGATTTTTCTGGCTTTCCACTGCGCCTGAGCCGAAGACCGAATCGAGACCAACAACCTATTGGCGAAAACCATAAAGGTTTGATACACTGGCAACAATCAATCAAACCGAAGGGAATACGGGTCATGCCAGAAACCGCCAAGAAGGGGGCAAAAAGCCCCGCCAAGCCATTAAAGCCTAAGACACAGGCAAAGGGTGCTACCGCGCCCGCAAAGGCTCCAGACCCCGCAAAACAAGTCCCCATTGGTAGACCAGTAGAGTTCACAGACGCTATAGCAGACGAGATATGCTGGAGACTGGCTCATGGAGAGCCATTAGTGCGTATATGCCAAGACGACCACCTTCCGCACTGTGCGACTATTTATCGGTGGTTGGCTCGCTTCCCAATCTTCTGCGATATGTACGCACGCGCACGAGAGGATCAGGCTGACACTAACGCTGACGAAATCCTCCAGATCGCTGATGAGCACCCTCCTGAGTACACCGACAAAGACGGTCGCACTACGCTGGACGCAACCTACATCAACTGGCAGAGGAGTCGCATAGAGGCACGCAAGTGGACGGCGGCGAAACTCAAGCCACGCAAGTACGGCGACCGCTTTGCTGTTGAGGGCGTAGTGGGTGGAGCGCCTATCGCAACTGAAAACAAAAGCATAGACAGGTTTACAGAGATAGTTAAAAACATCGAGATGACTAAACGTGCTGGCTAAAAAGTATTACAAATACTTCTGCTTGGTGTCGAAAAACACGGGGTTTTATCCCTTGTTTGGGTTCTAGGTAATACTTGTGTTAACAGAACTGCTCGAAGACCCAGAAGTACAGGCGGAGTTCAATGCCAAGCCAGAGCACGACCGCATTGCGTTAATCGCTCACCTTGAGTGGGTGGCGAGCGCCCACAAGTACCAGATACCTCCGCCGTTGGAGTTGGATTGGACGGTGTGGGCTTTGATTGCAGGCAGGGGCGCGGGCAAGTCCCATGCTGGTAGCCATGCGCTTTGGTGGTGGTGTTGGACGCACCCCGGCTCTCGCGGGCTGGTGCTGGCTCCAACATCTAACGACATCAAGTTCACCTGCTTCGAGGGCAAGTCAGGACTGCTTGCTAACATCCCTCCAGAGTTGGTGGCTAAGTACAACAAACAAGACCACGAGATTACGTTGTCCAATGGATCGAGCATTCGTGGCATTAGCGCTGATTCCTATGAGCGACTACGCGGCCCGCAGTTCCATTGGTGCTGGGCGGACGAGTTGGCGGCATTCCAATACCTCGGCGCTGGTGAGGCTTGGGACATGATGATGATGGGTTTGCGTCTGGGCGACCAACCTCGTGTGATTGTGACCACGACACCGCGCCCAAAGGATTTAATCCTTGACCTGATAAGCCGTGAGGGTGACGACGTAATCATTGATCGCGCCAGCACCTACGAGAACAAAGCCAACTTAGCGGCTACCTTCAGCAAGCAACTTGAGCAGTACAAGGGTACGAAGTTGTATCAGCAGGAGGTGCTCGGCGAGGTGGTAGACCTCGAAGACGGCAAGGTGGTGAGCAGGGATATGTTCAAGATGTGGCCTGCTGGTAAGCCCTTCCCTAAGTTTGAGTACATCATTCAGTCCTATGACTGCGCCTACACCGACAAGTCTTACAACGACCCGACGGCGATGACAACGTGGGGAGTGTTCAAGCCACAGGACGGCCCGATGTCCGTGCTCCTGATTGACTGTTGGGCAGAGCACCTGACGTTCCCTAAACTCAAGGAGCGGGCGCAGGACGAGTGGCGAGTGTCTTACGGTGAAGGCAGAGATGCCAAGCGCCCTGACCTGATACTGGTGGAGGAGAAGGCGGCGGGTCTATCCCTGATTCAAGAGTTGCAGAAGGCGCATTTGATGGTCAGGGGATATAACCCGGGTCGCGCTGACAAGATGCAACGCCTCCAAATCACCGCGGCTATCTTTGTTGCCAAGCGTGTCTGGCTCCCAGAGTCCGAGGTGCATAAGGGCTATGTGAAGGATTGGGCTGAAGGGTTCCTGTCCCAGATATGCGCATTCCCTGACTCACAGCATGATGACTATGTGGACTCAGCAACTCAGGCGATGCGTTGGTTAAAGGATATGGGATGGCTCGACATTGACCCTGAGCCACGGTATGATGACGACGACGATTACTTCGATGCCCAGCCTGCGCGGGTCAACCCATATGCGGTGTAACTATGCCTAACTACTCCAAAATTGCTAGAGGATTGACAAGCGCGTTAAGAACGGAAGACGCAACAGCCAACGCAATTGGCAAAGCGGCGCAGTCGGCAGGGCAAAAGGCTCCAGTGGTTGCCAACAAGCCTTTGACCACCAATCAAGACTTCTATCAATCTTTGGGTGACGCAATCCAAGAGCGCGTGGCTAACAGGCAAAACCTGATTGAGTCTCTGCCTTACAAGTATGACGCTGGGCATTATGTGTTTACGGAAGACAGCGCTCGCAAGAACTGGCCTCCGATGAAAATTCTGTACCGCGATCTGGCTGGTAACAAATTGATGAGGGAAGACCAGAACGACCCGCTCAGTAAAGTCATTAAAGATGAAGTAACAGGTAAGGCTTTACGCACGCCCCATGAGCAGGGTTACAAAGTCAGACTAGAGCACGCCCCTGATAACTGGTCTGAGTTCTTGATCCCCGAGTCCGCTATCAAGGGCATGGTGAGCGAAGCCAAGGGCGGTGCAATCCATATGCAAGCAGGTGGCATAAGTAAGTTTGCTAAGGGTTTGGCTAATCTGTCAAACGAGTCGTCTTGGCAAAAAGCGTTGGCATCGCAAGCGGAAAAGCAAATGCGCATAGACATGATGCCAACTGCGCGTATTGGATTGCCAGCCCCCGGGATCATTGTCCCCGGCAAATTGAACAACGTCCGAGAGGCTGTTCGTAACATAAAGGGCAACTACGGCGCAAGGCGTGTTGAACGTGCGGCTGACGAGATACCAAACCTTGAGCGTATGTATACGGAAGATGCTCTCAAAGATGCGTTTACTGGAGACAACGCCTCGGCAATGATGACAATGAAACCGCAAGACTTTGAGAAGTATGCGTCGCCAATTCCAGATTACATGGAAAGCCCGCAAGCGCACCGTGGTTACGGAAGTCAGTTTCGTGATGACTCGATGAAAGAGATGACACTGTCCGAGTACATTGATAGCCTATCAAATGTAAAAGGCGGATTTGCTGATGTTCCATATTTGCTTATCAATAAGGAAGAGCAGGGATTGCCACTGGTTCCGTTTATTACTGGGCATGAAGGTCGGCATAGAAACCGCGCCATAGCAAATATGGGAGAGCAAAGCAATCTTGTGCAATTGTTGCCAAGGGCTGAGTTGCGTGAACCTTTTCCTCGTCGTACACAAGAAGATTACTTAGAGGCTCTTAAAAAAGAACTTGAGATGACCAACAATAAAGTTAGACCGCAAGTTTATTTTGATGATCTTAGGCAGGAAGATATAAAACGTCCGCGAGTTGATTTGCCAGATATATATGCTGACGGTGGAGCAATCCGCGGCGGACTCTCAAGATT